ATTGCCCCTGCTGCCAGCGCGAGTAGGCTTCCTTGACCTTGGGATGCGTGGTGAGCGCGTCGAAGAATCCCTGGGAGCAGAGACACATGATGCCGGTCATGAACTCACCGCGCAGGGTGTCCTCGATATGCCGTTTCACCTCCAGGCACTTCGTGATGACTTCAGTGCCGGCGGTTCCCAGGGCGAAATTGATCGACTTGGCCGCGACCCCGAATTCACTGCAGAGATCGTAGAGCGTGGAGCCATCGGCGTCGAGGATCACGCCCTTGAGGGCGCCGGCACGAAGGTGCTCCAACGTGATGTCCATTTTCGCCCGCATGGTGGTGAGCTTGCGAGCGATCAGGGCCGACAGCGCTTCCAACTCGTTCTCCGAACCGAACGCCCGGATGCCCTGCACTTCGTCGGGCAGCACAACATCCTCATGCGGGATGTGCGGAATCACAAAGGAACGGACTTTGCGTTTGGCCTGGGTGCCGAGCGTCGCGGGCGCTCCGACCGGCATGGTCGGCAGCAGATTCAGAACTCCGTTGAGTTCCTCGATGATGATGGTGCGGGTCCGAATGCCTTCCGGGGGCATCAGATTCAACTGCCCGATTCTGCCGTAGGCGTTCGGTACCCGGTTCACGGCGGCCGTCAGGGCCACCATATTGAATGCGTCATTCAAGAAAGGGTTCAGCATGGGTTAGGCTCCTTCGCGGACCAGAATGCCCGCGGCTTTCAGTTGGGAGACGGCGGCGGTCTTCTGCGGAGACGTCGCTCCTGCTGGCCAGGTGATGCCGTTTTCGGAGACGATGGCGCTCCGGACCACCGCTGCCGCTGCCACATCGGCGCCATCAGGTGCGGTCGTGTCGAATACCAGGAGGGCGCACGCCACATCCGAGCCGTCTGCGGCCGCGAAGTCGATTTGCTTCAGCTTTCCCGAGCCTGCCGCCACCGTGATGGTGAAGGCGTCGCCGGAGACAAAGTCCGTGGCCCCATCAGCGATGGTGAAAGTCAGCTGAGTCGAGAATTCAGTACCGACACTCGCGACTCCGATCTCGATTCCGTCCGGGTCTTCAACAGTGAACTTGCCGCCATTGGCAGCAGGCTCGACGCAGATGAGGCGGTACGTGCCAACTTTGGCCGCCTGTCCCACGGTCGGTGCGGCCGTAATCGTTCCGTTGCCGGTATTGCCGGCGACGGCAGCGGCCGAGGCAGCGCCTTTGGTGACACGGCCCAGCACCATGCCGGTGGTCAGAACTCGGTCGGCGCCACTGCCCGCCAGAACGATCACCTCGTCCCGGCTATACTCCCGCTCTTCTTCCCACTTGAGCCAGTCGCCCAAGCGTCTGGATTCAGTCAGAACCGACATGGCTTACTTGCCTCCTTTGGCGGCGTTCATCAACCGCTCGACGGCCTTGACGACCGGGTTGTTCTCGGGAGAGATGGCCGCACTGGCGCCGGTTTCTGGCATGACGTGCGACCGAATCTCGGCGGGCTCCTCGGCGGCGCGAGCCTCGAGCAATTGCTGGCGAGCCACCGCCGGAGTAACTTGCCGAGCCAGCAGCGCGGCAGCACGGCCTGGCATGCCCGCGAGCGCGCAGAGCTCCACAATCTCCCGAGCGTCGGAGTAGCCCTGTCGTCCGGCTTCCGTGCGGACGGCTTCGATGTCGATGGCTGGGACGGGCGCCGCGGCCTGGACCGCTTCGTCCTGTCCAGATTCCTGTTGCATGTGCTTTCCTCCTGGTTGAATTGAGATCGTCGGGCCGGTGAACGCGCCGGACTTCCGTGTCGCGGCGATCAGGCCGGCCAAGGCCTCGCGGAACGTGCCGGTGCGATCAGCCAGGCCGGCCGCAATAGCTTCGGGGCCAAACTTGAGAGCCGCACCAAGTTGCCGAACGGCGTCTTCGGTGAGGTTGCGGCTCCGCGCCACGGCACCGGAGAAGAGCCCGTACAAGCGGGACACCTCGGTGCCGAGTGCACTGCGGGCGGCATCAGACAGCGGCTCGTTGGGGTTGCCGTCGGTTTTGCCTTCGCCTTCAGCGATGTAGGTGACCTTCACGCCGAGCTTGCGATTGTACTCGCTCCAGTCGACGTGTTCGACATAGACCCCGACGCTGCCGACACCTCCGGTGTATTCGGGCACGTAGATCTTTGCCGCCGAGGTGGCGAGCAGATACGCCGCACTGTACATACTGTTGTCGGCCACGGCCCAAATGGGTTTCTCCCGGGCAAGGCGACCTAGCGCCGCGGTCGTTTCGAAGGCGTTGTCCGAATCACCACCAGGCGAATTGATCCGCAGCAGAATCCCCCGCACCTCTGCATCGGCCACCGCTTGCTCCACCTCGTCCAGGATCTGGCCATAAGCTGTGGCGCCCAGGTAGACCGCCTCAAACAGCGACGGCTCATTGGCCAGAATGCCGCTGATGTCGACAACTGCAATCCCGCCCTGCAACGCGTACGGGCGCCGCGCCGGGTAGGCCGCATCCATCTTCGATGCTTCGATCAGCAGAGGCTTGGCGCCGAAGAGGCTCAAGAGTTGATCACGTCTGGTTGTCATGCTTCACTCGTGTCGACGGGCACCGGATCTTCCGGTCGAGGGTCCGTGTCGAAGCTCAGTCCCAGGGCATCGGCCCGTTCGTTGTCAGCAGCAATCTCGCGGTCAAGGGCTTCGGCGTCATAGCCCTGCTCGGAAACCACTTCGGCCCGACTCTTGAAGCCAGCCCGCACCGCCATCATCTGGGCCTTGATGTCCTTCAACGGATCGACCCAGGCGAAGCCGGGCGGAATCCACTTCACCTCGTAGTAGGCGGACAGATCCTCACCACCCGGCAACGCGCCAGCGAGCACGGCCGCCTGGACCCAGCGACGCCAAATGGGTTGGCACAGTTGGAAGGCCAGAACCTGGTGCTGGAACTGTTCGCAGCGCCGGCGGAATTCCAGCAGCCCCGCGCGGATCGAAGAGTAATTGACCCCGGTCAGGTCACCGGTCAGTTGCTCATAGGTGATCCCGATGCCGGCCGCGATCGAACGCAGTTGTACCCGCATGAACGTTTCGTAGCTCGCGCCAACATCGGCGGGATTGGAGAATTTCACGTCCTCGCCGGGCAACAGGATCTGGAGCGTTCCAGGTTCGAGACCGGCCAGGGCGTTGCCGCTCGCATCCGGCGCTCCCTCACCGAGGATCTGATCCTCCGGCGAGTTCTTGATGACGAAACCGGCAAACATCGCCGCTGTCTTCTTCCGAACCAGTTCGGCATCATCGTACTGATCGAGTTCGTGGAGCTTCACCAACACCTGCGCCAGCCATGGTTGCCCGCGAAGTTGCCCTGGACGGATCGGCCGAAACAGATGCAGTACCGACTCCGCCGGCACGCGCACCAACTCCGACGAAGCCATCGGGTTCAGCGAGTCGCCGGGATGCTCCCGGTACAGGTGGTAGGCCACCCGTTTGCCGATGGCGTTGAATTCGATGCCGGCCCGGATGTAGTTGCCATTCTCCAGGCGCCGATTCACATTCGTCGGCAAGTGCTCACCCTCGAGCAGTTGGAGTTGCAGCGGAACACTCAGCCCATCCTTGGGCAGACGGGGACGGATTCGGATCAGGCACTCGCCACCTTCGGCCGTCGACCGGCATGCCAGCGACTGCAGCCCATAGAAGTCCGTCAGCCCACTCGCATCCGCCTCATCGGTCCACTGCAGCCACAGCTTCTGAATACGCTCCCGGATCGCTGCTTCCGGATGCAGCGACTGCGGCTTGATGCCCGTGCCCACGCAATTGCCGACGAAGGCATCGAGCGCATTCGTCGCCCAGGGATTCCTCCGCACCATGTCGCGCGAGCGGGATCGCAGGGTGTCGAGCCCGCCAACGACGAGCGTATTGATGTCACTCGTCCCCGGCCACCATCCTGTCGTCCGGCGCGTATTGGCGGCGGCCTCAAATCCAGAGGCCATCCTCCCACGCCAGGGCAACGCAGCCTTCAATCTGCGGAGGAACTTCATCGGCTCAGAAGCCCTTCTCCGTCGACACACGGATCTGACGGACAATCGGCGCGCCGGTGAATTTGGCCACTTCCGCCTCCGCTGTCGCGATCGCCTGTTTCAGCTCTGCCACGTCTCGGAACTCCATTTCGCGATCGGCGAACCTCACTCGGCGCACACCGCTGGCCAACGCATCTCGCAGCGCCTGAAGTTGTTGTTCGGTGTAGGGCACGTCAGTTGTTCAGGAACCTCGAACGAATGACTTGGCGGGCAGTCGCGGGCCGAGCCGACGGAGCAGCGCTCCGCGGCGACTCCGCTGGTTGGTCCAGCATCCCTACTACCCTCTGCACGCTGAGCGCGCCCAACTGCTCTTCCAGGGCACGCCAATGCCGCTCCACAAATCGGTCCATGCCAAACTGCGCGGCCGCGGCACGCCCGAGCACGAAGGTGTCGAGCGCTTCATTCCTCTCCCGCGTCTTCACCCATTCAAGCTTCCGGTAGCCCTTGACGACCCTCGGCACGAGTTGCTCGGCAGTCAGTTGCCGGAAGAATTCTTCTGGCAACTGCGGGAAGTGGCAGTAAGCCGGCGGGAAGGGCTGACCACTTTCCACCGTTGGCCGCTCCAGCTTGAGCCACCCGTAGAACTCGCTCTTCAGCATGCCCGTAGCCACGGGCCACACCTTGATACCACGCTTGCTGCGCTTGCCCGTCACCATCACATCCACGGCGCTCGGCTGGCCGATCGGGGCGGTGCCAGTTTCATAGCCCTTCGTGGCCAGCACGCCCCCTGGCCCTTGCCGCCGGACCCAGGTGTAGACCTGCTGGGTCGCGTAGCCGGAGTCGACGGCCAACTTCACAATGCCCAGCTGCGCACCTGACTCGTGCGGATAGGAAGTGTTCAGCAGATCGGTCAACTGCTCCCAGACCTCCGGCCGCGAGGTGTCGCCATCGAGGACGACGTAGTCGACCAGCCAGTTCTCCCTCGCCCGGCCAAACGCCGTCACCTGAATCTCGAGCCGATCGCGCTGCACGTCGCATCCGGCCACCAGGAAGAGACCACCCTGCGGCACCGTCCCAAGCCGGTAATCCTCGCGTCGGTCGTAGAGCCGTTGCCAGTCAGGTGCCTCAGCCATCTGTGTCCACGTCTCTCCCAACACGGTGTTCACGAAGACCTGCAACAACGCCGGGTTGCTTTGCGCGTTGTCAAACAGCACTGCCGCATCGGGCCAGGCGAACCACCCGACCGGGCTATACAGGCTCGACAGATGGAAACCTGCTGTCTTGCCGTCGCCGGCCGCGGCCGCGCGCCACTGGCCCCGTGCCAACATCCACTGCTTTTGGTGGTTCTCGATGCGGGCTCGGCAATGCTCGCAGACGTACACGGTCTCTTTGGGCCGGCCTTTGGGCCACTGCAGTTGTGCAAACTTCAGGATCTGCATCCCGCCGCACGTCGGGCACGGAAGCCAGAAGCTGCGCTGGTCGCTCTCGGCGTAGATCGCCTCGATCCGGCTCAAGCCAGTAATCTTCGGCGTTGAAACCAGGAAGATCTTGCGGCGCGCGAACGTTCGCGTGCGCGCCGTTGCCAACTGGATCGGGTCGCCCTCACCGTCGACGTCCCCCGGATAGGCGTCCACTTCATCCAGGAAGAGATACCGGGCAGCCATCGAACGAAGGCCGACGGCACTGTTGGCGCCGGTCATTACGAGCATGCCACCCGGGAACTCCTTCGCCAGGACGGTGTTGCCCGAATCGCGCGATCGAGGGTCGCAGACCAGCTTGCGAAGAACGTCGGACTCCTCGATCAGCGGATCGATGCGCTGCTTGGAGTTCCTCTTGGCCATCTCCACCGTTGGCTGCACCGCCATGATGGGGCCAGGCGCCTGGTGAATGATGTAGCCGATCCAGTTGTTGCCGCACTCGGTCTTGCCCAACTGCGAGCCGGCCATGAAGACGACACGCTCGACCGGAGAGGACGCCGACAGGCAGTCCATGATCTCGCGAAGATACAGCGTGCGCTCCGTCCGCCACGGCCCCGGTTCGGCCGAAGCCCTTGTCGACAGCGTGCGGTACTGATCGGCCCACTCCGACACCAGCAGCATCGGGTCCGGCCGGGCGCCGGCCGCCGCAGAAGCTGCGTAGAACTCCTCAGCGGATTCCGCTGTCAGCAAACTCATTCAGCGCCTTCCGTATCTCGCCCAGCAACAGTTCGTGGACCCTCCTCACATCGGTCTCGGCCGCAAGCACGGCTGCGACGCGATCGGGGATGTTCATCATGCCGTCCCGAAACATGCGGAACTTGTTGAACGCCGCCACCTGCACTTCATCCCGGCTGATCAGCTTCCCGAGACGCTCTTCGTATTCGATCTTGGCCAGCCGTGCCAGGTACGCTTCGCGGATCGCTCGGGACTGGGCGTAGCTGGGTCCGGAAACAGAGGCATCTCCCGAGGCTGGCGAGCCTCCGTAGTTTGTATTCCGCTCCCACTCACGGTCGGCCGACACCACATCGATCTTGCCGTCAGCCGCGGTCCGAATGCGTCCGGCCGTGATCGCCTTTTGCACGGCGGCGAGGCTGATCCCGCGGTGACGCGCATAGGCGCGCAGGCTTACCGTCGCCATGAATCTTTCTTCCGCGGAATTGCGCTTCTTGCCTTGCTATCTCCGGCCTTCGAAGCGATGAATGTCATCGATGCAGCACACCAACAAGCCAGCCAAACAGACCGCCGCGCAATGCTATGCCACGCGGTTCGCCGAAGCCCAAGACCTGCTGAAGCGCATCGCCAGCCGCCTCGAAGAACATAAGGCGCGACAGGCGCAGGAGCCCGCCGACTGGGGTTACCCGGGTGACCTCGGCCACATCACCGAGGAACTCGCCTACGTCCTGGCCGCCTTGGGCGACCGCAGTGCCGTAGACGCCAAAGGGCTGGAGTACTAACCCCAACCAGCGCTGAGTCACCTGCCTGAACGAATAGAAAGGAAATCACCCATGTCTACATTCACGATCACCGAGAACAACATCACGGCATTCGCCGAATACGAGGATGCCCTGAACCACAACGGCGGAGGTGCCGGGGGCATCTTCACCAGCGAGAAAGGGCTGGCCAAGTTGACCAGCGAGTGGCCGATTGGCCGCTTCGCCGACATCTGGAACAACTTCGCCGGAGTGGTCCCCTTCGACGGCCTGAAGCCGGTCAAGAAGTTCACAGACCGCAAGACGGCGGTGACCCGGATCTGGAAGGCCATCCAGGCACTGACGCCAACACCGGCGCAACACGCGGCCCCAGCCGCGACGAAGAGTCCCAAGGCGACCAAAGAGGCCACCAATCAGGCTGGCGCGACCACGGCGCGCGAAGGCAGCAAGACGGCGGCGGTGCTCGCGCTGCTCCGCCGAGCTGACGGCGCCACGCTGGCCACCCTCATGGAGGCCACTGGCTGGAAGGCACCCAGTGTTCGCGGCTTCATCAGTGGTAGCATCGTGAAGAAGCTGGGGCTCAAAATCGAATCCACGAAAAACTCCGACAACGAGCGAGCCTATCGAATCGTCGGCTAACCTCACTCACGTAATCGCCGCCGGCCTCAATCGCCGGCGGCGTTTCTCTTTCGCACATCCTCTTCCAGCATTTGGAGCCGCTCCACCAAATGACCTTCCCGGAGATGACATTCCCCGGCCCGCACGTATGTGCCGTTGATTTTGGTGATGATGCGGTTCTCCAGTTCGGCGAGTTCCCGGCGCACCTCTGCCAGCAGCGCCCGGTTCTGCACCCCAACGTAGGCGCCGATCAAACCAGAGACCATGCCCGCAGCGGGGATTAGGATCTGAAGCAGAACGTGGTTTTCCATGGGAGATTTTCTAGGATTCCTATCTCGGCGGACCAGTCCGATAGCGCCAGGCAAAGGCCCAGCAAATCCGGGTTTCCAGATCGTATCTCAGCCTCGATTTGAGCCAGCTCCCGGCGGCATCGCTTGATTCATGCCGCGACTCCGAGGCGGTCAGCAGCAATATCGGCGAACTTCCGGCCGTCAGCTTCCAGAGTCGCCGTCTTGCCACTGAATTCCTGGAACCGCCGGATGATGACATCACAATACTTCGGCTCCAGTTCAATGAGGCGCGCCTTCCGCTCCGAACGCTCGCAAGCAATCAGCGTGGAGCCAGAACCGCCGAATGGATCGAGCACCGTATCCCGACTCTTACTGCTGTTGCGCAAGGCGCGTTCAATCAATTCGACCGGTTTGCAGGTAGGATGGAGATCGTTCTTGACAGGCTTCTTGACGAACCACACGTCGCCTTGATCGCGGGCTCCGCACCAGAAATGGTCCGTGCCTTCCCGCCAGCCGTAGAGCATCGGCTCGTACTGTCGCTGGTAATCGGCGCGGCCCATTGTGAACGTGTTCTTCGCCCAGATGACAAAGGTGGACCAGTGACCTCCAGCCTCGGTGAACGCCTGGTAGAGCGTGTGAAGTGCCGAGGACGACATGCAGATGTAAATGGCGCCCTTTGTAACGGCCAGGATATTCGTGCAGGCGTCACGCAGGAACGGCCCGAAGTCGGCACCCAGGTTGTCATTGGCGATCCTGCGTTTGTTGCCGCGGAGCTTGTCTTTCATCGTCTGGCCGTAGTTCACTCCATATGGAGGGTCGGTCCACGTTAAATCGGCCAGGCCGCCAGCCAGCACCTTTTCAACGTCGGCAATCTGTGTCGCGTCGCCGCACAACAGCCGGTGCTCACCCAGGAGCCACACGTCGCCCGAAACGGTGACGGCGGTCTCGTTTGTTTCGGGAACAGTGTCTTCATCAGTCTGGCCCTCAACGGTTTGCTCCGGTTCCCGCAAGAGACTCTCAAGCTCTTCATCGCTGAAGCCGACGACATCCAGCTGGAAACCGTCTTCCTGGAGCGCCTCCAACTCGACGCGCAGCATTTCCGCATCCCAGCCGGACCCGGCAATTGCCAACTGGTTGTCGGCCAGAACCAGGGCGCGACGCTGCGTTTCACTCAGGTGCTCGAGGACGATCACCGGAACCTCGGTCATCCCGAGTTTCCTGGCCGCCAACAGGCGTGCGTGGCCGGCGATGATGATCCCGTCGGCTCCGGCAAGTATGGGGTTGGTCCACCCGAACTCGGCGATAGACGCCGCGATTTGGGCGACTTGGTCGTCACTATGCGTGCGCGCATTCCGGGCGTACGGAATGAGCATCTCGACGGGCCACTTTACCACCTGCACGTTTATACTCAAGATGTCCTTCTCGTTACGTCGCCTGTGGGCGCCCCGACCAAGAGCGGCTTTTCCCTGTTTCGGACGCGTTGATAAGCAAGTCGGCGGAAGCAATAATGGCGAAGTACTCCAAACCCCCAAATCCAAAGGACGATCGCGTGGTGTTTCACGCCATGGCGTCCACGGCTGCGTGGGGGGCCGATCTGCTCGCCACGCGGTCGAAGGGGCGGCAACGCGGAGTTTACTACGTCGACCTGGGCGGCGGCTTCGAAGATCTCCCCTCCGGATGGGCTTTCCTCGGTTATGGTTCCAGGCCCACCTTGCTCCGCGATATATCGAGGATCATCTTCAAGTCCTTCCACCTCCAGATCGAAGGTATGGTTCGTCCAGTCGTTGAGTGGAAGGAGGCGCGAGCGGCCGAATGTGAAGTGGATCTCTTGTCGATGTGCTGGTGCCGTGACCACGAGGCCAGCGGCGCGCAACCCTTTTTCCTTGTGCTCCCACCAGACGCGCTCGCCGAGCTGAGCCACGCCTATGGTTCCTTGTTTGCTCCCGAATTGTTGCGGGTGGCCAAAGAGGCAACCGATGTCTTGACGCTCGATGGATCGGAGAGTTTCGACCAATGCGCTCTAAGTGGGTTGGGTACTCCAGGCTCGCAGTCATGGCTGGAAAAGGTTGGGGTGGCCACGAACAAGGCTAGAGACAGGCAGAATCGCGAACGGCAGCGGGCCAGTGACAGAACTGCAGTGGCCGCAATCCGGGAGCGCGAGCGCTTGCTTCAGATCGAGTCGGAGTGCGCCGATCTCGACGGCCTCGTCCGACGCTACCGCGGCCGCATACCTCCCGATCACTTGATGCTCCTTGTCAGAGTGAATCAGCCTCCCGCTGGACCGCTCACGAACGCTATCCTGCTTTCCTGGATGCGATCTAAAGACTCGCTGCCCGAAATCCGTTCCACGGATGCCCTGTACTGGCCATCATCCCTCCGTCTGCTCGTATGGACGCTAAGAGGCCAGGAATCCGCAGTGCTAAAAGCGCTTTCCCACAGCGGCCCAGCGGGCCGTGCAGCGGTGGACGAGATCGCCCGTCTGAGCGGCGAGGCCAAAGCGAAGCTTCAATCCTTCACCGGCGTTGGCTACAGTGGTGGAGCGGGCATCGCTGCGGGTATTCTCCGTACCTGGGCATCGCTTGTACCCTAGCCTTAGTAGTGCCTTCGCTGAGGTTACCCGGAGATCGGAATCGGCCATGCTGGCGGTCACTTTGCGTGCGCGCATTACGGGCATACAGGATCAACCGTGCGACCCGCCATCGCTCGAATTGAAGCTCAGTCATGCTTTGCTCGGCGAGGGAGTGGATTTCTGGAACAGCCCCAGTGCGTTGTTGAGCTCGACGATCTTGGCGATCATCGGCACCACAACGGCCAGGAGTTTCTCGAAAGTGAATGCCCGCGACAGCTCTTCGGAGGCATCGAAGGCCTGCTTGAGTACGTCCAGCACCAGGTCGAGCTTCTTTCGGCCTTGGCCGGGCAGCGGGATGGCATCCTCGACAGCCTTAACGGCGGCCAGGATCAAGGGGAAGACCCGAAGAATAGTGAGCACAGAATTCATGGGATTTGTCTCCAGCGAAAAATCCGGGGCGGCTCGCAGCGAGACGCGCCCCGGTTTGGGAGGGAGGAGGAGTTAGGCAGTCGGCTTCGGCTGCGCCTGATTGACGACGTTGGCGATCGACGTGGTGGCCGACGCCAGGGCCTGGACGATCTGCTGCAGGGTGGCGAGCACCGGGGTCACCGTCGCGTCCACCTGCTTGGCGACCGCGGCGGCCACGGCCTGGGCATCCACGCCCACGCCAGCCGCGCTTACGTCGGTGGCGCGGTTGGCCGGCACGGAACCGGCGGCGATGTTGGCGCCGGAAGCGCGCACGACCGGGTTCAGTTCGTCGGTCCACAGCGCATCGGCCGCGATGTCGGCGTGGCGGATGGACTGTTTGCCCACCATGTTGGCGGTTTCGACCGCGTTCTGCAGAGCCTGGGACGCAATCTGATTCAGCCGCGTCTGCTCGGTCAGAGCCTGGCGCGCAGCCTGGATGTCCAGATCCTGGTAAACGTCATAGGTCCGCTTGATGTTGGCGTAGGTCACCCGCTGGTTCTCGTTGTGGGCGGCGCCGCCGGTGGCATTGGTGGTTTTGAAGGACTCGTCCGTCCCGGTCTCGAACTCGCGTTCGGCCTGGTTCGGCGTGGCTACTTCTGGCATGCTTGGTTCTCCTTGTCAGCTGATTGGGATTGAGATTGCAGTTGCGGAAGCCTTGCGGCTCCCAAAGAAAGGCGCCGATCCCCGGACCGGATTCGGTGCGCTCAACGTAACTGTTGATTGGCAAGCTGCCCGCGGGCACGGGTCGGCCAGTCACGGGAGGATTCACCCCCAGGGTGCCAACCGACAACCAGTTTTCGGGCGAAACAGTAGCGAGATTGTGCGACAGGGCCACCGCTGGGAGCCTGGCGCCAGGAAGGACCCATGATTGCTATAACTTACGCGCCTCCCGTCACCGAGGACGGGAGGCCGAGACGGCTGGCTTCTACCCCGGAATCATGCCTGGCTCACGTCAGCTGACTTCAAATCTTTTGGAGTCACTTTGCCACTGCCGTGTGACCCCTTGCTCCCGGCGGCGACAGGCAGCCGAGTATCACCTGGAGAAACAGCGGCCTGACTGCTTCTGGTGCCAAGTCCGTCTCCGATTGTCCGTCGCCCAATCCCCTGAGGCGCCAGCAGAGGTGACCGTCGCCCAGCATCTGTCTGGAGCTGTACCGAGTCCCTTGATAGTCGGTTGGCCGGGTTGGGCTGCCCTCGCCACAGAGTCGGACCCGGATGGCCCTGTTGATGTGGCCTTTGCGATGCTGGACGACCCGGGCGATCCGTCCGAGGGCCTGGAGTTTCTCCAACTGCCGCTCGCTGATCCGGTCGATCAGTTCTCCGTCGGCGTTGTAGAGCGCGATCTGGTTCTTCATTGAGGCACACGAATCCTGTGAAGGATGCGGGAAGGAGATTCGCGAGAGTCCCGGCCCTCGGGTGATTGGGAGAAGAGGTCTTTCAGGGAGTGCGTCTTGCGCTGCTCGTCTGAACCGACCTTTCATATACTAATACCGGCGAGCGAGGAAGAATTTTCGGATTTCTTTCGACTTTTTGTATTTTCCGAGAGTTGCTGCGATCTAGCTTCCGGATGGCGCGTCATCCAGCCACAATGGCGGGCGAGGCCACATCTCCGAGATGCCGACTCTCGCCCATCTGATGTGGTATAGACTTGATCATGAAGCTACGGAGGACAGGATCAGGCCGACCAAGATCGGTTTTATTCAGGTGGACCTAAACAAGAGTTAGCCATCATCGACGAGCGAATATGGTCCACTACGCAATAGACACAGAACCTCGATCGCGCGTGCACTTCTGCACAGCACTTCTTGCTCTGCTCATCTCTCTCGGCGTCCCATACGTTCTTGCGGATTTGAATGCGCGCGTGCTAGTTCCGTCAGCATTTGCCGTTTATGGGCTTCTTCTCTTCGGCTACAACAAATGGCTCTGGAAGCGCTTCCCATTCACGCTGCTTTCGGCCATTCCAAATATCAATGGCCGCTACAAAGGAACTGTGCAGCGTCCCAGTGAGGACCAGTCGAAGGATGAAACGTTTGATGTTGAAGCAGTGGTGACACAGACATGGACGAAAATTGACATCGTCATTGAATCCGATGCAACAATCTCCACGCTAACGGTCTGTGGATTCTACTTGGAAAACGAAGACAGGCTGCGCGTGCTTTCCTCCTACAACGTGCGTGACCGGGTGCCAAAGACGAAGAGCAATTCGTACGGCGAAGGATCCCAAGATTTCGTCATTGAAACCGGCCCGCCGTTGAAGCTTCACGGACAGTACTATTCGACGAAGCCACGACGTGGCTATTTATCACTTACAAGAGTTGATGGCTAACAACCGGTCGCAGGCGACGCCTGCCCGTGTGCCTGAACCGGTGCGTTAGGCTCCATAACCTCGAACTCCTATCCACAGAAGTGCCGCCTCGCCGGTTCTGGGCGTATCGTCGGCTATCCGGAGGGTGAAGCCTGCCCGTAAGGATGTAACGTCGATCATCGTCGAGGTAAGTGATGATCGTTTGCCCATCGAGTGAGTGGAGGTTCCTGCCGTCCTCATTGAGAGCAGTACGTGGGAGCCCGAGTCCGTACCACCGACAGCATCGGCGTGCGGCATCCTGGCCGACATCCTGCGCGCTGCGGCCGGACTCGGTCGCCGCGGGCGGCTCTAGAGCCGAAAAGGCCTGGCGAAAAGCGGCCCCTTCGACACAGTCCCAAAGACGTCGAGCACGGACTGACAGACTTCGACTCCAGGATGATCGACCGCTCGAAAGCAAGAAGCCACACTAGTTCGATGACCGTAGCCCATGGATCGCGGTTTACCAGGGATAAAGGGGCTGGCGCAGTCCGTTGAAGCCTCGACCATCCGCGAGTATGCCACCGCCCCGCCGGGGACCGCAGTCTGCAGATGAGAGCGCTCCCTGTCCTATTCACCCTGAGCCAGCACAGATCTACTCCGATTCGAACGACGACTTGGACAGACCTGATTGGCGGATGATACTCAGCAATGTGCCCCTCCGGAGTGGATCATGGAGCGGAACGGGAACAGTGATGGTGCTAGCCTCCAGCCGCTTTTGCATGACTTGGTGGCTGCCTCTTTGGCGTACCGCGGCAAATCCGTGCTGTGCCAGAATGCGACAGACTTCGGAGCCAGAAAGGACGCGCAGCTTACCCAACCGGTACCTCAACCTGAGTCACAAAAACCTCTCGGTTAGATCTGCGGGCGGCCTCTGACGGGGACGCCGTCTCGAAAAATAGCGTGAGGGCTTCAATTAGGTTCGCCCTCGCCTCTTCGATCGAGGCACCCTGGCTCGCAACGTCAAGTTCTGGACACAATGCGACGAAACCGTCGTCCTCTCGTTCGATGATGGCCGTCAGACGCTGGGGCGAGTCCATATTGCGAGTCTACCTTACCCTCCGGACGGGAGCCAGGTACAGCTCAAAGCAAGCTCAGCTGAGGGGCTTGATTCAATCGGCCTGAAACAGCAAACGCCGCCTCGATAGCGGTGCAAGATTTCGTTCTGCGCTTGGCAGTTGAGGAGTTTCCAGTTCACACCTGTGGCCCTTGTCCGCCCTCGATTGCGCACTCAAGTCAACCGTCTGACCCACGGCTGTTCCACATCCGGGTTGTAGAAACGCCGCCTGACCTCCATGGGTGGCGGTCCGATGATCTCGATCGATTGGCGCGTGACCTCGCCGATCCGGTCACCGACCTTCAGCAGGCATACGAGGCCAAGCTCAGGAGCGAACATACGGCTGTTGCCATCGGCGTAGAGCCTGTGACGCTTCCAGCCAAGCGATAGTGCCTGCTCGCTGATCGAATCGACCAAGGCCATTGAGTCTCGCAAGATGTCATCGGCCGCGGCCTTCCGCGTGAAGGTCGCGGGCGCACTTTGGCCTTCGGCCTCAGCTATCGGCGGCTTGTACTCGCGCGAACTGAGTGTCCGCACCGCTGCGAGCAGTGGCGCCTCACCGAATTGATGGACCGCCCGCTCGTGCACGGCGTTGAATCGCAGGCGCAAGCCTTCAAATGCGGTTGGAGGGAGATGCCCGGCTGTCGCGGCGTGCTTGGCAAGGGCCATTCGCGACCGCAGCCAGGCGTAATACTCGGGATCGAGCCGCCGGTACACCGTGTCGTTCAGCTGGAAGTCGCGGGCGAACTGTTCGGGTCTCGCCGTATTCCACGTCGAGAGCGATGTAGACACAAATAGCCAAGCCGGCGAGACGCCAGATGGGGGTTCCTCCGCCGACATGGCGTACTGCTCAGTCAATACCGTGGGCATCGTTTCTCTCCTGGTTGCGTGCGGGCGCCGGACGTTCCCGTGGATGGCGCGCCCGAATCATGGGGGTTCCGTGGCGGCAGTTTCCGGTAACTTGGCCAAGTCAACCTCGTCGTGGCCTCCCAGTTGGGGACGTTGGGGACGTTGGGGACCTTGTGGGGACGTCATGGGGACCTCCGCTCCAAACGTCCCCATGAATGAAGTCGTTTGTTTTGTTTTTGTTGCAGACGCCATGGGGACGTTGGGGACGTTGGGGACGTTTTCCGGGCTCTCCCTTATGTGTGTGTGCGTGTCTCTCTCGCACGTATCTGTGCACGAGTGTGTGTACGAGTGAGAGAGAGAGAGCTCCTCACGCGAGGAAGCTGGAAAAACGTCCCCAACGTCCCCAACGTCCCCATTTTCTCTGTAAGTGATTGGATCTATTGGGCCGAGCGAATGGGGACGTTTTTCGGCAACGTCCCCAAGGTCCCCACCAACGTCCCCATCGTCCCCATCCAGCAAATCCAGGAGGTCGGGAGTGTGCAGGGAATTCGACTCAGGGCCGCTGGTCCGCGCAAGAGCATAGAAGATGGAGCCTTTGTGTTTCCCCTGGTTGATCCGCTTCACGGTGAGCCCGTTGAAGACCCGATCCCGCTTCGTGGCGAGCGCCTTGCCCAGTCGGGTCTGCTGTGAGCGTACCGACCCCTCACCACGGGCGTTCAGCATCAGGTCGCGCTCTTCGCAGAACTGGGTCAGGTCGCTGACCTTCTTCGGCTCGGCGCGGAATGTGTCCCACCATGCGCCGGTGAATTCCCGCCACAATTGGCCATCGCCGTCGGATGCCTCGTACAGTTCGTTCAAGTTCGCTAGGAAGCCGGGGATTCCCGCGACGTCCAGCACGCCGCCCATGACCTCCGACCATTTCTCGAACGACCCCAGGCGCGTTTCGTGCATTGGCCTTCCGGCCGCAATCCAGGCCTGAATCAGCGTGAGTGCGGCATGGACGAGCGCCGAACGATTCGCCTGTGCCCATTCGGTAATCAGCGGGTGCCTGAATCCGCCGCGCAACCACGGCATGTCGATTCGCGGATCGATGCGCAGCCGGATGCAGCGCCGGCTCAGTTCAGCCGACAGCCGGGGATTGTTTCCGGTCATGAGCCATAGAGCATTGTTTCGAAGGTGCAACATCTCGGATTCACCCAGGAGGCGGTCCGTCCAATACGGCACGGTCACCACTGACGCCAATGCGGGCGAATCCAGCACACGCTTTTCGCTGAGGTTATCGAGAAGAATGATCGGGCGACCAGTGACCAACTCCGCCGTGATCATCTTCCGGACTTCGTCTTCGTTCTCCGGCACGGTCCGACCCTCGGCCGCCAAACCCGTCGAAACGACGCTAATCAAACTGGCCAGCAGCCCCTTGCCGGAGCCCTGGGTGGGAGCTTCGATCAGGTGAATCGGAGCGAGACCGGCGATCATGCGCCGTAGGAAGGGGAGAAGGATTGCGGCAATGGCATGTGCGCGATCCGAGTCCCTGACGAAAGGAAAATCCACGAGCAATTCATCGGCGAGCAGCGCTCTGGCGCACCCGATCTGGTCGCGTGTCGGGCTCTTCGGAACCTCCGGGATCTTCAACGAGTCGTCCGGAAACATCCAGAGGGCGTCCGTGCGGTGGTAACCGGGGGCAGTGATCAGCGTGGCGTCCTTACCGAAAGTCGGAGTGCGAACCACGGAGTCGAGCGGAGGAAGCCCTGGATCGGGGTTTACCAGCATGTCGCGTGCGGTGTCTCTCGATGGCGGAGCGGCTGTGACCGCCTCCTCCGTCACGTTGTGCCAGTTGGCGCTGCGCGCCAGGATTCCGTACATTGCCGTGTCGCCAAGCGCCTCAATTCTCGTTTGGGCGCCAGTGCCGGCAATTCGCACCAATGCCCCGCCGTTCTGGAAAAGGAACGGCCGCTCAGTGCCGTCCGGCCCCTTGGCGTCATTGATGGCATGGATGGCGGCCCACGCATCCGTAATGATCTCCCGCAATTGCCGGTTGTTGACCTGGATGCTTCGCAGCGACGGTGGCTCCGGACCGCCGCCGGCCTCCGCAGCGGCAGCGGGACTGAAGATGCCGTTGCCGGATGAGCCAGGCTTCTTCACTGGGCGGGCCATTTCCACTACCTTCAACTGCTTGCGTAGTGTGGCTACCGGCATTCGGACTTTGCCGAACCGCGACTGGATCAACCTGAAGTGACCGTCCCGCTGAATGGGATCGAGTCGGCCGACCTCCGACAGGATCGGATTGAGCAACCGGCTGAGTTCAGCATCAGGGATCTCGGTACTGAGCTTCGAGATGGCAAGTTCTAGCGGCGTCTGGGCCGCCGCAAGGATACCTTCGAAATCGGCCGCCGTCCTCCCCGCCGCGAAATACTCGTTGACGTCAATCTTGGCGTCGCCCAACAGGGCCTGGGCTTGCTGGATTTCGTCCTGGTCTTTGCCAGCCAGAAGTATGGCGAGTTCCCGCGGCGTGACGGAGCCCTCGACACCAAACCGCTCCCGAAGTTCACACCGTGCATTCTGCTGCTTCTCTCCCAGCGGCAGAACCGCCAATCGCGTCAGGATGCCATGGTCCGCGAGCGTGCGCGCCGTCCGCATGGCGCCGTTCATGCCGGCTTCAGAGACCTCATTGTCCTGGCAGATATAGACGGTCTTCACTCCGGCGAGCTTCGGCAGCAGCCGGCCCCAGTCTGCCTCACGGATCTGCACGGTGACGGGCGAGACCGTCGGGAAGCCATGCTCCATCAGTGAAATGCAGTCGGTGACGCCTTCGGTGAGGATGACCCGCTCCGGCCGCGTCAGAAGCATGTCCTCATTGAAGAGCAAATCATTACGGATGCACGGTGCGACGTGGCTACAATCGCGGTCGTTCTGAACCGCCAGCTTCTTGTATTTCGCTCTTTCCCAGGATTGATCAGGCGTCCAGGGCGTCTGGCGGCCAATCATGAACGCGACACGCCCGCGGCTCCAGTAAGGGAACACGATGCGGCCGTCGAAAAACGGTATGAGCCCGTCCTGCGCGGTGGGGCGGAATGCCGAGCTTGCCGCGAGTTCGCGCTTGGTGAACGCGCCCGGGCCGTCCATCAATGCGCGGATGACACTGGGCTCCGTGTTGACGGCGAAGCCGATCTTGAGCCGGGCGGCAGTCTCATCGCTGATGCCGTATTTGTTCCGAAACCAGGCGAGAACGTCGGGTGTTGCGAGGAGCCGCTGGTGATAGAACTCGGCGAGTTCAGTGAGCGCCTCGCGGACGCGTAGCGTGAGGGCGTGGGCCTGTTCGGCATCTTCCGAGCCGCCCAAGGCGAGCTTGGACAGTGATGGCATGCCGGCACGCGAAGCCAGAAAATCGCGAGCTTGTCGATGTGATTCCGGCATGCGGCCGGATTGCCCGCGCGTGACTTGGCCACGCTGAATGAATTCCACCAGTTGCAGCACATCGCCGCCAACGCCACATCCAAAGCAGTACCAGCCCTGCTTGTCGAGCATGATGTGGAGTGACCGGTGGGACTGGCTTTGGTGGTTGGGACAATCGCATTGGAGCGTGTCACGCGCTTCCCCGGTGACCCTGCCGGCCAGCAACTCGCGGGCGACTTGGGCGATGTCCACATCCGTGATCTGGCGGTAGTAGGCGTGGACGTCGACGGAAGTCGCGCTGGTCATACGGGTGCTCCCTGGTTGAGTAAGAAGGAAAGAAAGGTGTTTCGGCAGTCCACCTGGCGTTTCTTGGCGCAGTTATCGATGCCCCAGTGGTCGCCCAGGATGATCACCGATTCCTTGGCGCGCGTCACCGCCGTGTAGAAAAGGTTTCGATGGTGCATGAACGAGTGCGAACGGTGGGCGATCACGACGGCGCAGGGGAATTCCGATCCCTGCACTCGATGAATTGAAGCCGCCAGGGCCAGTTGGATGTTGTTGGCCTGGTTCGATCCGGCCTCCACCGCGATGCTGTTGCCGTCGAAATCAATGGTCATTCCTCCCTTGCCGTCCACGCCCGTCACGTAGCCGACGGCGCCATTCATGACGCCACTTTCGTAGTCGTTCTTCGTTTGCATCACCTTGTCGTTGGGGTAGAGGCGCGGCCGGTGCCCAGGCTCGACTTCGGCAACCTCCACGCCGAACAGCTTCCGCTGCAGAAGCTGCTGGAGTTTCACATTCAGCTCCACGGTGCCGAGTGGCCCCTTGTGAGTGGGCGTCAGCACCTGCACGTCCCGCAGCAGGTCATAGCCCAAGCGGTCGGCAAGGACCTCCTCAAACAGCATCAGGAGGAGTGCGCACACTTCTTCGCTGTCGCTGAACTTGTCGATGACGTACCACGGGCGTCGCCCCGCGACCTTGATGTCGGAGGTGGGTCGCACATGGCCGTCCAACACAGCGAGAGAGTTCTCCTTCAGCACGCCCGCCTGGCGGATGACGCGGGTAAGCATGGTGGTCGGAATCGCCGAGGACCTTACGAGATCCCGCAGAAGATTGCCGGGGCCCACCGGTGGCAACTGGTTGTGATCCCCGACCAGGACTACGGCGGTTTTCTTCAGGTCGACGGCCTGAAAGAGCTGCCAAGCTAAACGAACATCAACCATCGAGACCTCATCGCTGAGGACAATGTCGGCCTCAATGCGGTTGTCGGCGCCGTAAGCGAAGCGGTGGCCGTCAAAACCCAGCAGCCGATGAATTGTGCTCGCCGGGTGCCGTACAACCTCCTCGAGGCGCTGGGCGGCTTTGCCGGTGGGTGCCGCCAGAACCACCTTCAACTCCAGTTCCGCCGCGATGCGGGTGATGGTGGAAACCGCGTATGTCTTGCCGCAGCCGGCGCCACCTGCCATCAGCGAGATAGAGAAGCGCAGGACGTTCTTCACCGCTTCCCGCTGCTCGGGATTGAGTTTCGGGCCCAACGCATCGAGAAGCTCCTCGAGGTGGCCGACGCCTTTGAAGACGGGGCTGGGCAACCGCGCATTCTTGAAGACCGCAGCCAAGTCCGTTTCCATGCGATGGATTTCCGGATCGGCAACGACGAGCCGTTCGAAGGGCGCCGAGACGAGCGCGCCTTCCACGAGCAGGCTTTCCAGATGTTTCTCGATGATCTCGCGGCTGTCGAGCGTGTCCATGATCAGGAGAGCGTTGGCGCGATCGAGCAGGTCTTCGTACTCCACCCAGCAGTGGCCGTCGTCCAGAGCCTCTGCGACGCAATACACCAGGCCAGCCCGAATCCGGGATGGCAGGTCCTTCGGCGTGCCCATCTTGCGGGCGATCTTGTCGACCCGCTTGAAGCCAAAGCCGGCGATCTCCCGAACGAGCACGTAGGGATCCTTCTCGAGAATCGGAACAACCATGCTGCCGAACTTCTCCACCAGCGTCGTCACCTGATGGTGGGAGAGCCCGAAGCTGGCCAGGTACGTCATCGCGCCGTTGAAGTCGCCGTTGGCGATCCAAATACGCTGAAGCTTCAGGACCGCCTCCACCGGCACATTCGCAATTGCGGCCACGGCTTCGGGTTGGCTCCGGATCGCCGCGTCGAAGCGCACGCCGAAATTGTCTGCGATGAGCCGGGCTTTGGCTGGGCCGATCCCCTTCACCTCCGGGTGGTTCGCCAGGAAGTTCGCCAGCCCATCGGCGTCCATTGCCTGATCGAAGCCCATGCAGTCGGCCGCGAATTGCCGTCCGTACTTGGGATGGTTCGTCCACTGGCCTTCCAGACGAATCGCATCATTTTTCCGGGCAAACACCTTGCCTGCAAAAGTAATGAGATTGCCGTCCGATGTTCGGAGGCGCCCGGCGCTGAACGCCGGGCCCGAGCAGAAAACCGTCTCGACGATTCCTCGCAGGCAACACCTCGCCTCCGAGGCTGCGGCTTTGGACTTCATCATGCCTTCCACCTCGCGTGAGCGCCGAGCAGATAGGCCTGCACGAACTGGCAGGCCGCCTGACGGCTGGAACAGAAAAACACCGGGATGCGGTGATCGAGAATGATGGACAGCGCACTGCCAAGCACTGCGTTCGGATGGGCTCCACCGAGATAACGCCCTTGCAGAACTTCCAGCAGACCTGCCTCGACGACCACGCAGGCAGCCCTGTAACCAGACAGTTTGCGGAGCTCCCGCCGGAAGCGAGCCCGCTGGTGGATCACCGTGGAAACGAAATCGTCGAGCGTCTTCCGTTCCACGGCAACCAAATCCTCCAGGCCCGCGACCGAGTAATCCCCGGCTGGCAGGGCGCGGCGTTCCACCGCTACCAGCCGGGAATCGAAGGAGTACCCTTCGTGTTCGCGCGTGTCGACAATGAGGGTGACCAGCGCCGGGTTAGAACGGCACAAGTGCGTCGCCCGCCTCCTGCCGGAACTTGCTCGGCGTCCGGTCGTTTTCGATGCGGCTGTTGAAGTAGATGTTCTCGTTGTCGCCCTTGGTCTTCTTGGTGACCTCCAGCTTCACGTCCAGCAGCAAGTGGAGCTTCTTCGGCAGTTCCGACAGCTTGTCCAGGTCCAGACCGCAGATATGCAGGTCGGTCTTCACGAACTTCAGCGTGTTCGGCGTGAAGACGCTGTTGCGCCACAACAGGCGGTTGGCGTGGCGCGGCGCGAGGATTCGCAGTGTCCACTTCAGCATCGGGTTGCCGGTGCTATGCGCCTCGGTCAGTTCGACCTTTTCCACGGCCACCTGATACTTGCCGTCCGGAACGCTCTCGTAGTCTCCGTGCTCCTCGGTTTGCTCACTCCGGAAGTCGTCGTCAAACTGCGACAAATCAATGGTCTTGCTCATGATGGGTTCTCCTTGGGACTGATTTATTTACTTCGCGGTCGTAGCCGCGGGCCTGCTGGTTGCTGCCGGTTTCGCCGGAACTGACGTGCCGTTGAATGCGGTCAGGAATGCCTTGAAATCGAGATCGAGGATTTCCGGCAACCGGCCCGTGCGGTCACCGGCCTCGTAGTAGAGGCTCGGCTTGGTGCGGATCACGCGGTGCACATGCTGTTCTCCGTTCTCGCCGGCGCTGACCTCCAAATCGCAGAACAACACCATGTCCACCATGCCGAGGACGATCTTGCGTGCCTTGTCCGGCAGCGTCGGCACGATGCGTGTGAGCTTCCCGGTACGGGTTTCCACCTCCATTTCTTTGGCGTGCGAGATGAGGAACAGCCCATAGGGCAGGAAGGCGAGTTTGGTGAGCACGCGCTGGAACTCGTTGTTGATCAGGGCGTAGCCCTTGCCGTAGCCGAGGTCTGACTCGTGCTCGACCTTGAACTTTTTGAGGATGTAGTCGGCGCAGAATTTGTAGGCGTTATCGACCGTGTCGATGATCACGGTCTTGAACGGATGTTTGCCCTCGCCGATCTCGGCGCAGGCCGCCAGCAGGTCTTCCCAGCACACGATGGGGGTCTGGAATACCTCCAGCGCATTCAGTCCCGGTTCGGTGGCGAGGAACAGCGCGCCTTCCGCATGGGAACACAGGGTGGAGTTGTGGACGACAAAGTCGTTGGCGATGAAGTTGTGAGTTCCGTTCACGGTGAGGTCATACACTTCCGCAATGCGCGTCGGCTCGATGGAAATTACCCGGTCGAACACGATGGACCCGAGCCGGTCAATCTGTGTTTCCGCGGCACGAATGTTGTAGAGGCTCTGACGCAACGCCGACGCCTTGACCGCCTTTTCGCCGGTGAATCCGATCTCATCGATGAAACGCAACAGGTCGTTCTTGGCACAGATCAGCAATTCTGCGCCGTATAAGGCGCCGTTGAGGTATCTGTCGCGAATCAGGCAC